TTATATGGACCCATCGTGTATTAATTTAGATTTTGTATTGACATATTTAGATAAGAGCTGTACGTTAGATGGTTCGGCAGCAGTTTCAGATGGTTTATATGATCCGTCCTTTTCTTATGATGCGATTGCGGAATATATCACAGATACTACACTTTGGAAAGAAATATTTCAAATTCAAATCAATGATTATATTGTGAATGAACCACAGACAAATGATGTTAAATATTGTGTTAATTCAACATCACTGGAATCATTGTTTCAACTTATTCGCGATTATCCTCTCGGAGAACACGCGATTGTAACAAATAACACAGCAATCGGTCGTAATACTATTTTATCATCTCCTTATGCGAATCAATGTATAGACCATGATTACGTGCGATATTTAGCAAAGAGTTTGTTTAATACGGAGTATGCTACCAGTTTGTTTTTAAATAGAGTTCCCTTACTTAATTCAATCGGAAATGCTGTAAAATTGGCTTGGTTTGAAATGTATAACATATTAAAAAATATATCAGATACTGGAAATAATATGAATTTATTAGGGTCAACTGGATTTAAATATTTAACTAACGCGACAACAACAACTGATAATATTTGTCGAGAATTATATTTACAATTAATATCACAAATACCGGAAAGATTTCAAGCATTACAAAACATTACAACATCTCAACCATTGCCGCTATTGAGAGGTGATACAATTTGCGTGCGTGTTACGATTAATCCGTGTTTGACTCAACAGACATTTGGAGGTCCTCCGATCAAACCTAGAATATATATAATCAAATTTATCCTTTCATAATACGGCAGGTTAAATAGAATGCTGTGTTAAATAGAATGCTGTGTTAAATAGAATACTAAAATATATAATAAAAGATGTATTATATATTTTTAACAAGATGTAAGAGTTGAAGATGAAGAGTTTAAGCAACTAATTTCATTTTAATTAAATAAACCTTGGGTTTAAGTTCAGGTCCCGTTCCATTCTTAAATGCGCCTGGTCTTTCGGCAACAGTCAAATTAAATAAGTCTTGGGTAGGTGCTGCGTTTAATGTGATTCTGATAGTAATAATATCATTAAGTATAAATGGAAGATAATATTGTTTACCTCCTAAACCATTAACATTCTCATTAGCAACTTCTAATGTGTTTGTTTCGTTAAATCGTTGAGGGTCATTTGATACGATTTGTTTGTAAAGTTCACCACAAATGTTTGAAATACCGTTTCCTGAAGCATCAGACAATAAACTATCATCAAGGTAGTGGTAATTTCCAGATGTGTCATATTTCATATTATGGTTAAAGGAAGCATCAGTCGCAACATACCTTAGTTTGGCTTTGCATTGTTCCCACGCAAGATCAAGCGCATCATGTGCTGATACAACAAGTTCTTGTTCGTTAATAAATAGTTCGGCAGCATAAGGTGTATTAAATAATAGATATGCTAAATATCTAATAAAATCAGACTTTGTATGTTGATTAACTGGAACGCCGAGTGAATTTTTCTCTTGGACTGTTCCTGCTGTAACTGTGCTTGTAGATCCGATATGTGGATTAAATCCGTTTATTTTATCATGATACACTATAAAGTGAACGTTATCTAAGACGGAGTTGTATGATAAATCCATCAAATAATCTGAATCGGATTCAATCGCAAATATTTCTCTAAAGTGAGCAAGACTAACATCAACGTCAGAAATAGCATCATATGCTGAGAAAGATGGATCATATGCTGATTTGTAAATAACACCGCTTAAATCAAGAAACATACGTTGGTCAAAATCAAGAATGGTAAAATTAAGAGGATTACCTATTACAGTTAAATAAGTAGGATTATGTGAAGCATCTAGAGTAGTTGCGTTAGGACCTGGATACACAGTATTAGGGTTGGACATTATAATATATCCTAATATTAAAAAAAATACAAAAAAAATAAATATAATTACAATTCTAAAAAGTGTGAATTATTGTTTATATGTTAAAACTAGACATTAAACTAAACGCATTTGGATTAAATAAGTTTTGGGTTTAAGATATGTATTATTATTCGAAGTGACGAATGACTTGGGTCTTTCGGAAACAGTCAGACCAAATAAGTCTTGATATTGACTTGCGTTTAATGTGACTCTAATAGTAATAACATCACCAATTATTAATGGAAGATAATATTGAATTCCTCCTAAAGTATTATGGTTGCCGTTCGCAACCTCTAAAGTATTAGTCATATTAAATCGTTGAGGGTCACGAGATGCGATTTGTTTGTAAAGTTCACCGCAAATGTTTGAAATACCGTTTCCTGAAGCATCAGATAACGCACTATCATCAAGGTAGTAGTAATTTCCAGATGTGTCATACTGCATATTATGGTTAAAACTTGCGTCAGTAGCAACATACCTTAGTTTTGTTTTGCATTCGTCCCATGCCAAATCAAGTGCTCTTTGTGCGGATTCAACAAGTTCTTGTTGGTTAATAAATAATTCGGATGCGTAAGGTGTATTAAATAACAAGTATGCTAAATATCTAACAAAATCATCCTTAACGTTTTGGGATATATCAGAACCTAATGAACTTTTTTCTTGAACCGAACCATTCTTTACAACACTATTTGCTCCGATATTTGGATTAAATTCGTTGATTGCGTCTTTATAAACAATAAAGTGAACGTTATCCAATGGTGTGTTATATGATAAATCAACCAACAAATTTGAATCGGATTGAACCGCAAACATATTTCTAAAACGAGCAAAACTAATATCAACGTTCGCAATAGCGTCATATGTTGTGAAAGATGGGTCATAAACTGATTTGGAAAGGATTCCGCTTACATCGAGAAACATGTTTTCATCAAAAAATAGAAGAGTAAAATTAAGAGGAGTTCCGGAAATATTAAGATAATTAGGAGTATATGAAGAATCTAGAACAACGCTTGAAACATCGAAATAATAATCAACTGGACCTTCATAACCGTCTGGACCTGATGGACCTTGTGGACCAACATATTTCCAATATTCAGTGTAGTCATAAGACATATTGGATTTTATATATTTTATAAATATTATAAAATATAACAAAAAAATAACTCGTGAAACAGGTTAAAAATAAAATTATTCATTTGTTTTATAATTCGTATATAATTGCTGTAATTCTAATATTATAAAGTAGTCGTATCCGTTTAAATCAAGAACCGTTCCATATTGACTTAAAATTCGAATTGTTAATTTGTTTAAACGCACGGGTCCGAAATATTCTCTACACTTAACAATGCCATCGCTTGAATTATTATACATAATTGAGTTTGAATTACCCGTGATAGGAATAACGGCAATAATGTTATTTCCGAGATAATTATTATTACCTATAATAGAAATGACTGAGTCTGTTGTAAAATTATTATGATAGTCGTTTATTTCCAAAAATAAATATTGGAATATGTCTCTTCCATATGCGTATTCGCTTTGTAAATAACAGTTATATGTAGTTGCTGTCGAGTAATCGTAATGACTATTGTCATAATTTACAGTATACTGGTTATTTTTAAACCCCAAAATACTTGCTGAACTTGCTAAATAGGATGCGTATGGTGTAGAGCATTTTTGCGTGTTGTTATTACACTCTGGTGTTGAGGTAGGACACGGTTTTTTAATATTTAAACAATCCACCGTAGTTTTGGATGAGGTTGAATCAGTCGCATCAAAGAATTCAACACTACTAAAAGTAATTATATAATAAAAATTTGGAGAGTAATAAGGTCCTGAGACAAACGGATAATATGCGTTGGTATCATTATCAATTGTTGTTTTAGCTCTTAATATTACCTTTGCGTTTATATCACTAATCGAAAAAATCAAAAATTGTAGTCCGTTATTGGTATAAAAAAAATAATTATTTAAATACGTTATTAATACGTCAGTTGTATAATTACCATCTTCTATAACAATTGTATTTGTTGTGTTTGGTTGAGGAACCCCCGCCATATTGAATAATTGAATGGTAAATGTATTGTTTTTTTTACTGCTTGAAATCGAATACCAAAAAATAGGAATTTCAACAAAAGAAACTTTCATATTAATGACGTTTTCAATTGGGATTGGGAACGTATAATCAAAAGAGCAACTATTGGTTTTAAACAAGTTTGCCCGAAATAAACTATTTATACATACGGTTTTTGTTTGCGTTTGTCTCTCAACTGGGTTTATTATTCCATTTGGATATTTATAATTATAAACAGTATTAATATCTGTATTTTTTGTTGGATTAAAGTTATGGTTTCTGCTATTCATTTCTATATTTGAGGTAAGAATGATTCTTGACTTATTTAAAAATGTGTTAATTTCTTCTTTAAGTGTATCGTTTAGTTCTTTACAATTTAATAGTTTGGTTTTCATTAGTTGAATATTTCGTTGAATATCATATTCAGTATAATTTTTGGTTGAAAATTTAAAAAAGTCTTCAAGATTTTGAATACTGTAATTATTAATATTAAAATCAATTTGGTCCATAATATAAATTATTATTAATTTATATGTCTAAATCTATTTTTTCATCATCAAGTATAAGAGTAAAATCACTCTTTGCGAATAATCCTATTATAGTGAAAACGGACCCTATACCGGTATTATCTGATGAACTTACATACATTCAGGTCTTAATAACGTGTCCAGCAGTTGCGTATTTAATTGACGTGCTTGAGCATTATTACTTAGGAGACTTCAAATACGTGCTTGCCCAGTTACAAACTAGCGAGTTAACTTCTTTAACAACTATATTATGGGGGTTTAGAAAAAGTTCTGTAACATATCCAAACTACGAAAAAATCAGGGAAATTTTACAATTATATTTAAAAGGATTAACACAACAAAACGAACTCTATAAAAAATTGTTTAATACCGAAAGTAGCTTAGAAGCCTGTAAAATACGTAGTCATATTTTGGATGATATGCAACAACTCCGCGACTATATAGAAAATTTATCTAAAACGATGACTTTATTTAATCCAGAACCTCAGGCAATTATAGCTGCTAAAGTATCAAAACAACATGCCGTATATTTAAAAAAATATGGTTATCCACTTGGAGGTGTATTCGATCCCGAACTATTACACGAAATTTGCGAACATATATCACAGGAAACAACTCCTCAAACAACCCCTCAAATAACGCCCTTAACAACTCCCTCTATAACTCCCCAAATAACGCCCTTAACAAGTCCCTGTATAACTCCCTTAACATCACCCTTTACAACCCCCTCGACAACCCCGAGATAATGAAATTATAACCGGTGACGTCTCGCAAGATATGACGATGCGGTGGTTCCAACAGCACCGTATGCGGTATGTGGTTTATAAATATAATTTTTACTATATGTATAACATAGGTCATTTTGACAATTATTATATTTTTGGTTGTATGGTAAATTTGTTGTATCGTATAACGATTTAAAAAAAGTGGACCTTCCTAACCTATTTGAAGAGTATGATGGTTGTTGTATATTCATATATATATATGAATATAAAAAATTAGTGTCCGCAAGCACCACAACCAGGTTTAGAGTTGTGAACGATATCAATCATTGGTGAGTTTAGAATGGTGGTCTTAAAATATTTCAACATAGCACTTGGATTAGTTTGTGAATTATTCGCGATTTTTTTAAAAGCGTTTTTATCAGTTAGTTGCATTTTTATTTGTTGAGGCATAATATAATAATATAATAAAAAATAGAGTTTCTAAATAAAATAAAAATCTTAATTAATCGCGATAGGACAATTACAACCATTAATAATATTAGTTTTAATGTTTTTATTACCATACAATGGAACAGAAGTCGTGGATCCGCGTCTCAATGGTCCTTGTCCCTTTAATTTATTAAGGTATCTATTATATGAATTGTGTTTGATATCGCACCCTTTACCTCCGGGAGATTGGGCACCTGGTCTAGAACTGGTTAATGTTGATTTCAAACTATTTCCACCAGCAGATCCGCCACGCGTAGGAACATATGTTTGTTGATAACTGGGGTTTTCACGGTCGCTCATTTGGTTCCAATTCACTTTTAATGTATTATTCGGGTATCTATATGCTGACAACGCCCCTAAATTCATCGTATACAAAGATGACGCAACACGCACGGTATTTTGAATAACTTGTTGTTTTTGGTATTGACTTACGGGGTCATTAGACATCGAATTAAAACTGCATCCTCGACAACCTGAAGTCGAACATTTACATACCCCTTTATAGCATATTGATATCAAACTAGGGCAATTACTTGCGTCAACAAAATAACTCATTTATATATATAAATAAATTAAAATTGATTTAAAATTTAAAAATCAGTAAATAAAATAATAACCCAAAATGAATTCAAAAAAAACTTGTATTTATTGTACTAAACAATATGTAAGGGAAAAGTCCTTATCAAAGCACCAAATAATGTGTGAGATGGTATTTAACAAAAGGTCTCGGAATAATGTAAATAGCGAAGATGACGAACCCGTATATACATTAAAACAACTTAATACAATAATACAAGAACTTGTTTTAAAAAACGCGAAATTAGAGGAAGATGTTAAAGAGTTAAAAAAATATCTTTTAAAGGAAAAAAAGAAATTTAATGTGATTGATTGGTTGTCTACAAACATAATTACAACATACTCATTTGATGAAATAATAGATAAAATCACCGTAGAAATAAAACACGTCGAATATATGCGTTATAATAAATTATTAGATACGATATATTTAATAATTGATGATCATCTCCAATTAGAACAACCAGACGAAGATGACAAACATAAAAGAATACCAATAGTTTGTATTTCAGAAAAGAAAAACACCTTTTACATTTATACTGATAATTGGATAGAATTTTCGCAAGGTGACATGATATGTTTGTTGAATAAACTCCACAAAAAAATATTAATAAAATTGTGTGAATGGAAAAGGATAAACCTCCAGAAAATTCAAACGGATGATAAGTATTTCGAAATATATAACAAATTAATGTTAAAACTAATGGATATTGATTTTAAAAAGGACTGTGTGATAACAAACGTAAGAACTGTTTTATATAATAAATTAAAAATAGATGTAAAAAACATATTAGAATATGATTTTTAAACCTTTTACCCCGAAGAGAAGACACCCGAAGAGAAGACACCCGAAGACACACCATAAGAAATTTAAAAAATATAAAAAGGTGTAAACCCTTTTTTACCGATAACACAGTATTAAACGAATGGGAAGGATGGTTGGATTGCTACGCCGCATATTCCAGAATCGTTTTGTGAATCTGTCCTTAAAATTCTAAAATATCCTTTTTCTCCCCAACTATCGCCCCAACTATTTTTAAGTAACCAATACTTTGTGTCATTTTCCACGCCATAACCAACAATAAGAACTCCGTGATCTAAATCAGTATTACAGTCGGATAAATCCAAAATACCGCTTGAATATGATTGAAAATAACGTGTATCCGCATCAATCGCAACCGAAACAGGTCCAATTGAAACTGCTTCTTTTAATGCGAGTTGATTGTTTGGACTCACATCGTAACACCCGCGAACTTTAACAATAGGTTCACAATTTAAACACTTATAGGTCGTTTTTCCGCTACTAGAAGTATAAGGATACTCGTCTTCAGAACATAATCCGTTAACCATAGCGTATTTAAAAGCGCTATCCATGAGTCCGCCATTACACCCACTATTTCCATATAGTCTGGAGCAATCAACCAGTTGTTCTTCTGAAAAACTAATTAAAATTTGGTTTTGTATTGCGTAGGCACCTTCGATTGCTCCTGTTGCTGAAAAAGACCAACAACTACCACACTGACCTTGATTTTTTACTGGTGTAACCGCATTAAAAAGACGCCAATCTAATTCATCAGGGACGGGTTTATTAGTATAATTAAATGTTTTACAAGTTCCTAAAATAGTCTCGGTATCATTAATAATTCCAAGAACGTATGTATTGTGAAATTCGTATTGAGATAAATCTGTAAATGAATTTATTTTCATTTTAAAATTGTGAATGGATTCCAAATTATGTTTGATGATGTCTCTGAGATTATTTTTGAAAATTAAGAATCTGTAATTGAATTCATCGAATGAATTATATTCTTTTCCGTATTTATTTTTAAAATCGTTAAATTTAAACCAATGGTCGGTTTCATTTTCTAAATTTTTTTCTGTTTCGTATTTATCAATTAAATTATCAACAATAAGAGTGTGAATTATGTGTGATTCACGTATAAATTGGTCATCGTCCAATATAGCGTTCTCGATAGAGTCCACAATATTGTATGAGTATTCCTTTAATTCGCGTAAGTAATGGGTATAATTGTCTAATTTCAAAACAGACCCGCGTAAATTGTCGGTGGCGTAATAACTAGAACAAAAAAGGAGTGTAACTATAAATAAAAACATTTATAATATATATCTTTAAATTATATATCTTTAAATTATTTAATTTTCGTTTTATTGTTTATGGT